CAACATGAGATTTGGAATCGAATTGCTATTAACATAATCCTGAAAGACTGTTTTCAGTCTCTCAGGAAGAATGCATTCCGAAACTTTTGTTGGTCTATATTTCTCAACAAAAAGGAATTCATCACTCATTTTAGACATACCTTTTCATAAGCTTCTTTCGCCCCTCTTCTGTTAATTGACTATCATAAATGCGAACAGCACTTGTGAGCATGGCAGATGCCAGCATCAACAGATCATTATAATTATCGCACATCATAATCTGCCTGTCAATAGGTACAAACATTTCTTGCATCCGTTCTTTGGCTTTATCGTCCGACATGTTATTCTCCATTATTGATTACCATATCATAAAACTCTTCGAAGGTCTTGTTTTCTTCCACAGTATCATTGAAATTGGCCTTATGATGTACCTTGGCCATCAACTTTACCAGTTTCTTATCAAGACCCAGTTTTGTTGAAATCTCTTCAATAGCTTCCTTCTGATACTCCCTTTCTGCTGCGATTCGAGTTAGAGAATTATCCAATTCTTGAATTACCTTTTTGAGGTCCTTCTTTTGTTCAGGAGTCAGAGAATTGACATTCACATTTGATTTATTATGACCAAGCAAAGACATTGTGTATCCTTATTTCGCGATTGCAATAAAATAACGAAGTGAACTATTTACAGAATCGAAGATCGCAAAAGCATTCTCTTTCAGCTTCACATGATAATCTCCAGGAATAAGCTTCAGATTTTCTGTCTTGAAAGATACTGTAAAATCTGCTCCTTCATACTTTGAAAGAACAGTGGTTGCAAAGTTTGAAGTGGAATTATTCTTTTCATGAACTTGCAATCTAATCTCACCATTTGAACCAAGAACAGTCAATGTGGGAAGATTGTTCATTGAAGCCAATCGAAGAAGCTTCGTCAAATCATTATTGCTTAAATCAAATTCAACTGTAGGAGAATTCATTACAAGTTCCTTATCAGGAGGAGAATCAATAAGTTCTGGTGCAGATGAATAATAATTCAGACTCATGGAACCAGAATCCATACGAACAAACTTTTCTTGGAAAATAAGATCGGGATTGTCCAGAGTTACGATATTACCAAGAAATTGGTTCAGATCATATACTGCAAATTTATATGGAATATCATCTTCAAGTTCCACTTCAGCAAGAATGGATTGATCTTGTGAAATGGTCCTTTGCTTTTTTCCTCGATTGAGAACCAGACCAGAATTAATTGTAGAGAAGTTCTTTAGAACAGTCAAACCAAAGTCAGATAGTTTCATCATATAATCTCCTTAGTAAGCAAGAATGATAAAATTGGTAAAGGTGATTTTTCACTTCCTCCTGTCTAAAAAAAGAAGGGAAGGTTTCCCCTCCCCCTTTCTTTACATGTGGACCTTTGCCTTTTCTTCGTTTACTGAGACATATCCCTTTTTCTTGAGAATGAGAAGCGGCGGGTTTGTCTTCAGTTCTTCAAAGTACTCGGCAGGAGTGAAGTTGTCAACTAGAAATTTCCTGAACCTAGTTTTTTCTCCACGTCCACAGTAGCTGCGAAATCGGGCGACAAACTTGCCTTGATAATGAAAGAACTCTCCACCACCAAAGTCCGTCATTGTCCAGTCTTTCTTAGCCATGTCATCAGTTCCTTGTGTGTCTCTGATGATGTTAATATAGCATCTCTCAACAGCTTTGTCAAGGGGTGCTATGTATTTTTTTTTAAAAAAAAGAAGGAACGACCTCACGGAAAGATGTAGTTCCATAACCAGAGGCCACCAGCCACAGACACCACCCCTAAGATAAACAATATAATTTCAAAGGTTGGGTATCTAAACCAAAGTCAGATAGTTTCATCATATAATCTCCTTAGTAAGCAAGAATGATAAAATATCCCAGGAAAGTAAATACAAATACTACAGCAGTAGTTAGTGTTACTACTCCTGGTTGATCCATCATTATTTTGAAGTTTGTCATAAAAATTTTCATTGTGTAATTATACCTCAACTTACTGGGAATGTCAAACAGTTTGTAGAATTGGACCAGTGAAAATTCTGGTCATGTGCCTTAGCATTGGTGGAATTTCTGCTTTACTTCCAGAATTGTCGAGAACATAATCAAATTTAGTACCAATCCATGACCACTCGGAAAGATGCACGTCTGGATATTTTTTCCGCATTTCATATTTTTCATTCACATTATGGTCATATGCGGTATCATACCATTCAGGATCTTTACCTCTTGAAACACGAACTAAGAATCCGTTCTTTGATCGAACGAAGTCAATTTCATTTTTAAATCTAACATCTGAAATAACGACATTTGGCACATTCATGATTTTTCTTTCGAGTGAATATATCCAGATATTTTCATGAAATACTTCTCGACCAGATTCAGTACCCAACAATTGCAATGCAGTTCTGGGAGACAGATCATAACCAAATCTGATTGACCAAAACTTATCTGGTGTTTCGCGAAATAGTCTGCTTTCTTCAGAATCACCTTCCAAAAGCTTTCTATCCCAACCAAAAATTGATGCTGCCGCATCTTTGAGGGCACTCGCGAAACTAAACTTTTGAAAGCCATATTCTTCAACTAACACATTAGCTACAGTATCTTTACCTGCACCTGCAAAACCCACCAGTCCTAGTAGCATTTTATTTCTCCAATTTTTACGTGAATTTTAATTTCACAATGCCCCGGTTATGGCAGCTATCTTTGGCATGTCGCCTTTAAAACCATATGTACCAACATGTTCAGTACGCATCCATGGACAAAGATATATCTTTCCACCTATTGCCCGAAAATACTGACAAAACATATAATCTTCACTTAGATATCTGTGAGAATCAGGATCAATTACTGTATCAAAGTATGCATGAATGTATCGTGAACCATCAAAGTTGGCTTGACCTCGATGGTCTGGTTTATAATTGAGATGTGGATATTCCTCTTTGAACTTATCGAACACTTCACGTTTGACCATCATATATCCCGTACCAATCTCCATAACTTCAAGAGGTTCGGTTACCTTAAATTGAGTTGTCCCAGGTACTGCATTAAAGACATAATCACCTGCCACACCTTCAAGTTCGCCCGGATTGAATTTAGATTCATCGAACGATGGGTCATTCAGCAATCGTTTCGATGCTTTCCATACTGCATTCCAGTTGATAGATTTTTTAGGATATGGACCACCAATTACATCTTTATCTAGTGCAAGGAGTGCAATAACATCGTTTGGATCAAAATTGATATCCGAATCAATGAAAAGTAGATGCGTAAATCCTGATCGTAAGAATTCATCTACAAGATAGTTTCTTGCACGGGTAATTAGTGATTCATTAAATAGAAATGAGAACCTAATTTCGATACCATACCGAATACATAGTGTCTGAAGATCGAGGCAGGATTTCATATAAAGTCCGACACAATTTCCACCATACATCGGAGTACACACCATCAATTTCTTTTTCCTCAAATCTTCAGCTTTGATTTTAATCTCCATTATTAATCTCCTTCACATTATTTAAAGTTTTTTATTGAACATAATAATTTTCAATAAAAAAAGAGAGAGGATTTCTCCCCTCTCTATATAGTGAAGATATATTACGCTGCTCGGTAATATGTCTTAGGATGACCATTTACCTTGCGAGTGTTTGAGTAAATGCGCATACCATGGAGATTTCGAAGATCCGAAACTCGCTTGTAAACTGTAGAGCGAGAAACACCAGCCTTCTTTGCTACCTGAGCAGCAGTAAGACCTGGATACTCGTTATTAGCAAGAAGAACCTTCTCAATACGACCAATTTGACTCATTATATTTTCTCCATTTTGTCACTGGGATTTGAAACTGAATGGTGTGTGACTCACCATTCAGTAATAGTGGATTATTCCACTAATTCTTTAGAAAGGGATTTCATCTTTAGCTGGAGCAACTTCAGGAGCAGGCACAGGATTTACAGTCTCATCCAGCTTCTTATAAAGATCGAGAAAAGCATTCTTGGTATCAATGTCAAATCGATTCAAGCACAGATTGATGCACTTTTCACGTTTACGATCAAAGATAACATATGCTTCACAAATATGGACAAGTCTCCGAGTCGAGATGATTTCTGTTACCGCACCTTCTGCAAAAGACTTACGAATAACATCAGCCCACTTTACCAACTTAGCAACAAAGTCGGTATCTTCGGCACTCCGAGATGTCAGAGAATCCAGAAGATTGTGTAGAATTTTGACCTCTACCTTCTCTTCAGGATATTCTTGTTCCATCGTGACAGAAAACCGCTCAAGGAAAGCTTCGTTCATGACATTGGTGCCAATGAATCGACCATCCTCTGAACCTTTACCTTTAGTGTTTGCAG